TATAAAAATAAATAGTTAATTAATTGTTTATTAAAAATAAAATATATATATTGCACAAAATTAAAATAATAATAATTAAAACAAAAACAAAATGAAAACAACAGAAATTAAAAGAGGACAGTTCAACGCTTATTATCCAGTATCTGATTTAAAACATTCTTTAGTTAATAGAGATATTGTTCAAAACCACTCAGATATATTTAAGAAAAAACTACAACAATACGGTTGGTTATCTCCAATAATTATTGACACAAAAGGAAATATTATAGAGGGACACCACAGAGCTTTAGCTACTCAAAATTTAGGATTAGAAACTATTCCTGTCTATATTATTGATTGGGTTAATACAAGAGATTTAAACGAATATCAAGAATATATTATAAGTTTAAATAGCTCAAATAGAAAATGGTCTTCATTAGATTATTTAAAAAGTTTTTCAAGGAATGTTAATACCTATGAATATGTATATAAGAAGTATGAAAAAACAAAAGACATTTTTTCAGTTGGGAACTTATTAAATATATATTTTGGTTATGGTTCAACACAACAATTTAGAGATGGCAAATCAATAATTAAAAACAAAGATTTTAGTGAATATTTATTTGAAAACTTTTATAGATTAAAAAGAGATTACGGAAGTGTGAAATTTCAAGCGTTTACAATAAATAGGGTTTGTTCTTTTGTTCACCCTAAGTTAAAAGGAAACAAAAAAGAAATGAATTTTATATTTAAACAGCTAGAGAGTTTAGCTAAAAATGACAGCCCTACATTATCATCGGTTGAAATGATTAGACCTTGGTTGGTTGACCAAGTAAACATATATAGAAATAAATAAATTATGAAAGACCAAAAAGATAAATTCAAATTCATACCTTGTGATGAACAGAAACTAACAAGCTATTATAGTAGAACAAATACAAGGTCAAAGATAGCACCTACAAGAGGTAACCCACCAGCAAAAAAAAGAAAAATTAATGGTAGTAAAAGATAAAAAATTATGAAACGAGCAACTTATTTACATTACGAAAACGGTAAAGGCTATGACGTTATAGACTTTATAAAAGATTACGAGCTAAACTTCAACAGAGGGAATATAATTAAGTATATATGCAGAAGTGGAAAAAAAGACGATGAATTAAAAGACTTAGAAAAGGCAGCAGATTATTTACGCAGAGAGATTGAATACCTTAGAGAACAACAACAACAATGGATAGAAAAAAACAAATGAGAAAAGAACAAAAAGAATACTACGAAAGAATGGAACAAAAAGAACTAGAACACCAAGAACAAGTAAGAGGGGTTTATGATGAACCAATAAGCGACAGACACCTAGCTTATTTAAAATGCGTATTGATAAGCCAATTACTACTAGAAGCAAACGATGACTTAAAAGGCAGTAAAGCGTTTAAACAAAATGTAAAGCTGCAAGTAAATAAAACATCAAAGATATTAGAGAACATCTACCAAGAGGGTTTCAATACTGTATATCATAACAACCCAGAAATGTGTACCAATGTACTAAACAAAATAGACAGCTTAATACACAAAATAAAAACAGCTAGTATTGACGAACTAGTTATGATTGATGCACTAGTAGATAACTACTTTCAAAACAAAGAAGAACATAATAAAGAACAAACAGCAAAGTTTACTAAATTAGATTGATATGTATATAAATATAGAACTAAAAAAAGCAGAGAGAAAAGATTATTTTAAATTTCTTATAAACGGAGTTAAACTAGGAGAATGGGAACGGTCAGAATTAAGACACTTAATAGAAGTTATAGACAATAAAATATAGACAAAAAAAATATGAAATTAGAAACAATAAAAGAAGCAGTAAATAAAAAATTCAACTTAGATATCTCTTTAGATACAAGACAAAGGAATTACTCTTATGCTAAAAAGGTATTTAGTAAACTAGCTTATGAGAGTGGGGCTACATTTAGAGAGGTAGGCGATGTAATAAAAAAAAGCCACTGTAATATACTGCACCACGTTAATAGCATAAACGTAATAACTCTTGAAGATAAAAGGAAACACGACCAAATAATAAGAGAACTAAACCTAGTCTTATCTAAACCATTTTTTAATTCAGAACAAGACAAAATAAAAAAAGAAATAAAAAGAAAAACAACAAACAAAACTATAAAAGAAATACAAGACGTTATAGACATCTTAACAGGCTGGGACATAGAAACAGTAGAAGAGTTTAAACAAACACGACTAGACCCATTTAACGCATCATTAAAGCATAGAGTAAAGCCTAAACAAATACCAGAAGTAAAAGGTGCTACATTAAACAAGAAAGTTAAAAACCCTGTACTATGCTAATAACAAACGAAGATAATATGGAGTTAATGGCGAGGTATGAGGATAATTACTTTGACCTTGCTATTGTAGACCCCCCTTATGGTATTGAAAGATTTAAAGCTTCAGATGGAGGTAACACTAAAAAAATTAAATCTTTTGGGGATAAAAATAAAAATTGGAATAACATAAAACCAAATAAAGAATTTTTTAACGAACTTTTTAGAGTTAGCAAATACCAAATAATTTGGGGTAGCAATAATTTCGATTTACCTACAAGTGAGTATTTTATAATTTGGCAAAAAAGCAATGCTTTAGATTTTAGTTTTGCAATGGTTGAACAGGCTTGGACTAATGTAAAAAAACCTGCTAAACTATATAAACATTTACACGTTCATAATAAAGATAAAAGAATACACCCAACACAAAAACCAGTAAAACTTTACGAATGGCTTTTAATGAATTACGCTAAACAAGGCGATAAGATTTTAGACACACATCTAGGTAGTGGGTCAATAGCTTTAGCCTGTCATAATTTAGGATATGATTTAACCGCTTGTGAATTGGATAAAGACTATTACGATGCAGCTATAAAAAGAATAGAACAACATAAAGCACAAATTAGAATGTTCTAAAAAAATATAATTCTGTTTATATATTATTGAATAAACAATTTATTTCAAAATGGATAACAGAAAAAACAATGGCGGAGCTAGGCAAGGTGCTGGGCGTAAACCAAAGGCAGATGAGATAAAACTAATAGAACGCTTAGATGCTATAATAGACAAAGACGAAGCAGTAGGCAAGTTAGGAGAATTAGTAGCTAAAGGCGATATGAGAGCCATACAACTATATTTAAGCTATCGTTATGGCAAACCTAAGGAAAGTGTTGATATTAACTCTAGTGAGGGTTTAAACATTAATTTTAGAGATTTAATAAAGTTCGTTGATTAAAGTTAAAAAAAAATATATGCCTATTGTTGAAAATGACAGTAGGTATTTTATTGTAAGTGGTGGGCGTGGTTCTGGGAAGTCTTTTTCAGTAAACGCCTTACTTGTTATGCTTACATACGAACAAGGTCACACGATACTGTTTACACGCTACACATTAACATCAGCTTATATATCAATCATTCCAGAGTTTATAGACAAGCTAGAACAGTTCGGTTCAATAGCAGACTTTCACATTACCAAAGATGAGATAATAAATAAAAAGACAGGAAGTAAAATAATATTCAGAGGGATAAAAACTTCAAGCGGTGACCAGACTGCAAACTTAAAATCTTTACAAGGAATTACAACGTGGGTCGTAGATGAAGCAGAGGAATTAGTTGATGAACAAAAATTCGATACTATTGATTTATCAGTAAGACAACAAGGCAAACCAAACAGAATTATATTAATACTAAACCCTACAACAAAAGAGCATTTTATATACAGACGTTTCTTTGAAGATAGAGGAGTGCAAGAGGGTAGTAATACAATTAAAGAAAACACTACCTACATACATACAACGTACCAAGACAATATAGACAACTTATCTAAAAGCTATATAGACCAAATAGAGCAAATGAAGATAAGACGACCAGAGAAATACAAACAACAAATGCTAGGTGCGTGGTTAAACAAAGCAGAGGGGGTCATATTTAATAATTGGTCTGTTGGTGAGTTTAAGCATATAGGAACAAGCGTATGGGGTCAAGATTATGGATTTGCAGCAGACGCAAGTACTTTAGTTGAAGTCAATATAGACAGTTCAAACAAACGTATTTATTTAAAGGAGTGTTTCTACTTACAAAGACTAACAACTTCACAAATAGCAGAACTAAATTTAAAACACGCTAGAGGGGGTTTAATCATTGGAGATAGTGCAGAGCCTAGACTACTAAGCGAAATAAAAGCAAAGGGTTGTAATGTACGCCCAAGCATAAAAGGACAGGGAAGCGTCACTTATGGCATCAGCTTATTACAGGACTATGACATTATAGTAACTCCAGATAGTACTAACTTAATTAAGGAGCTGAACAACTATCGTTGGTTAGAACGTAAATCAAATACTCCAATAGACAAATACAACCATTTAATAGATGCGGTACGTTATGCAGTAGGCTTTCAACTACAAAACCCAAACAGAGGTAAATATACCGTATCGTAAAACTGCACTACATATGTAGGTGTTTTCAGTTTATTAGTTACTAAAATAAATTAAAAAAGTTTATATATTAATATGAAAGTTAAGTTAAGCATACCAACAACGTTAAATGAAATCACTCTAGGTCAATACCAAGAGTTTGACAAATTAGATTTAACAAAAGAAGCAGAGGTGCAATCTAAGATGATTGAGATATTCTGCAAAGTACCTATTGAGGTTGTACGTTCAATGAAAGCAAAAGACATAAATGATATTTGCCTTATTATTAATAATATGTTTGATACAGAACACCAACTTATAAATAGGTTTCAAATGAATGGCAAAGATTACGGATTTATACCAGACTTAGAAAATATGAGTTTTGGAGAATACGTGGACTTAGATACATTTATGGGAGATAACGACAACCTACATAGAGCTATGAATGTTCTATATAGACCTATTGATTTAAAGCAAGGACAAAGATACACGCTTAAAGAATACGACCCAGACACAAACGAAGAAGCTAAGAACTATCCTTTAGATGCGTGTTTCGGTGCA